TGGTTCTGCAACTCCAAGCTTCTCAGTAATTAAATTTTTAACCACAATTAACTATAATTTCGTATATTTATTAAATATTTCAAAACATAAAAAAATAGAATGAGCTCATTACCTAATTATTCAGACGAAATCCCAAAAGAGTTTTTATCAAAGAAAGTCTCTGATTTAATTCAATCAATACTTGAAGAAATGTATCGAGATTATATCGGACAAATTGATGAACCGCCTTGTAAAACTCGTGAAGGGTTTTTAGACATATTTCCTGTCGATGAAAATACTAGTTGGTCTATTTTGAATTTCTTTTATTCCAATAGAAAAATGAGAAATAAAATGTATAGGTTTTTCGTAAAATCGATCTTACGGAGTTTACCTCCACGAGAGCAAACAGTTGATAATTTTATGGAATGGATGAAAGAAAATAAAGAAATTTTATTTGGAGAGGAGGGAGATATTGCAAAACAATTGAGAGATGTTGTTTGGTCGACTAGTGCTCGAGGATTTGAATTGGAGAAATCAACCTTACAAAGATTAAAAAAAGCCTACAATACACTTACGGATGATAGGATTAAGGTTTTTTGTAAAGGTTCTCCAGAAGATGAAAAAGAAGGCATTGATTTTATGGTAGATGGAAAAGGATTTCAGATAAAACAATTAGTCGGTGCAACCCAAAAAAATGGAAAATGGGAAATTACCACAATAGGTATGAAACAATATCCTAGTACTCGTCTTAATTTTATGGTTTACAGTAATGACAGTAAAATTTTGATTTTTCTAAATCAAAACTACAAAACTGAACACATACAAGGTGATAGATATATCATTCGATATGACAAACCACCAGTGAGAGAATGTTAGTATCGGCCTGAAAAAAAAATGGTCACAATGTGGACTAATCAATTCATCTAACATAGACCAATTGACAATTGTCCATTACCCATTTTTTAGATATACATATGTGATTTGAACTAGTGGACATAGTTTCAAATTTCTTGAGACATTCAGAGAGAACATCCGAGGTGGCCCCCTTCCATATCTTCAAACATTTTAACCCATCGTTCTGATCGAACAAAGCGAAAAAAAACGCATTGTTTCTTTCGATACGATGAATATTGTTCCTATGAATACGGTCCAATTGGAATGTACCACCTTCTTTACAAGATAAGTATTCGTATTTCTCTGTGCCATCCAATGAAGTAGCATCGGCGCCATGTTTGGTCTTGTGACATTTATGCCCCAAAATATCGGATACCAACCACTCTTTGATGAATCCTGGTGTCAATAAATCTTGCTCAAAACCATGAGAATTTTTCAACAAATTCAACGTATCGATTAACAAAGACAATTTGTTGGGTTGATGGTTTATGATATGAAGTAACTCGTCCGGTGTCATTTGAAATAAATTGAAAACAAATATACATATTTTTTTTCAAATTACCAAACTTTATACTTTTTTTTCTTGAAAAAGATTGAAATATTTTGATCTAGTAGGTCCACCAAGATTCGAACTTGGAACGTCAGCTTAGAAGGCAGAAGTTATATCCCTTTAACTATGGACCCAAATTAATTGAGAAAAATTTCTCAGTAGGGGAAGCGGGACTCGAACCCACAACCTCGTGCTCCCAAAGCACGTAATCTAACCAATTGATATATTCCCCTGTGTTTAAGTAGTCAGGACAGGACTCGAACCTGCAAGGAAGGAGGATTACTATTAAATCTAACAAATGCTACCAAGTTTAGATTCCTCAATGCGTCTATCCAATTCCACCACCTGACTATTTTTCCCGACTCTGAGATTCGAGGGGGTCTTGACTAACCCTGAGCGAATAGACAGAATCGAACTGTCGTCTCCAACTTGGAAGGATGGAGTAATAACCACTATACGATATTCGCGATGTTGCAACTAACCCTAGTACCTGAGTTACTATTGCATCAGAGCCCCCACTCGGAATCGAACCAAGAATAATTGATTACAAATCAATTGTTATACCGTTTAACTATAGAGGCATTTTTTTTGTGGACCATGTGAGAATCGAACTCACCACATCTTCATTGCAAGTGAAGATCGCCAACCTTGGTACATGACAGCCCTATTGGTATGACCGTGGTAAAATCTGGCTCGACCCTAATTATACCCATAACTTTATTTTAAAGAATAAATGAACAACTAAAATATAAACATCAAAAACCATATTTCAAAATCTTTTATTAAAGACCCTTCAATTGTCTACCTAATCTCCATCCATTCTGGATTGGTTCTTCTTTTTTTATTTTTTTATTTTCATTACCATTTGTTATCCAACAAGTACCAAATTGGGAGTTATTATTACCTTTTTGTTTTATTGAATTTGAGTCACCAATTTTTCTTTTTGTTTCTTCTGAATGTTTTCTACCTTTCCATATTTTACCTGACCATACACCACTTTTTTTTACGTTATTATACCATCTATTCTTATATTCATCATCATTCTTCAATCGTTCTGTATTAATTTTATTAAACATTTGTCTAACTTTTCTTCCTCCTGCAGAGTGTACTTCATGATTGAATCCACCCTCACCTCCTAGTTTTAAATTCATACATTTTTCTTCTAATAATAAATCGGAATTCACAATTTCAATTTCTCGCTCTTTTAATGATTTTCTATTTGGTAAAAATTCTAATATCTCCATATTAAAGATTTTTTTTCCGTGTTTATAAATTAGATGTTTTAATCTTGTTCCACTTCCAATGTAATCATCATCAAGATTATTCGTTGAGTGCATACCAATGTAGAAATTACCATTTCTTGTATCAGTTGTTTTATAGATAAAATGAAATTTTTTTTCTTTTTGACTCATTTGTACTTTCCTTTAATAATAAATATCAAGGAAAGTACAGAAAGTCTACCGTTGCGGGGGAGGGAATCGAACCCTCGTAGTTGGGCTTATGAGACCCAGCTGGCACCGTCTCCAGTCTACCCCGCAATATAAAAAAGTATTAACGAGTTTAAGGCGTTCTTATGGTTGCCACCCACTTTATTCAAGCGTTTTCGTACGAAACACTTCACCCTAATGAGTCGGGTGGTTAATACTTTTGCAGTCAGGACAGGATTCGAACCTGTGCGAGTAGTTACCTTGTTGTATCTAAGTGTGTCAGCTACTCTAGGACCACCTCATTAAAGAAACTCTTTGCGTCTACCATTTCGCCACCTGACTAACCCTTTTGTTTGACTTCAGAGATCGGGTACTCTTGCACAACACTCATTGTTGGTTGGCGGTCTATCACGGATTCAAACCGAGGCTACCTCATAGACAGTGAGGCGTGTTAATCACTACACTAATAGACCAAAAATTTATCATAGCTACATTTTATGTAACATATTCAAATTTTTTTTGCGTCCTGAAAAGGATTCGAACCTATGACCTAGTGGTTAACAGCCACTTGCTCTACCTCTGAGCTATCAAGACAAATATACGAATTTTTTTTGTATTTCCAAATTGTGCGGAAGATATTGGATTCGAACCAATGAATCAGTTTCCCAATTAACACCTTAGCAGGGTGCCGCTTTAGACCAACTCAGCCAATCTTCCAAAAGGGTGATCAATGGGTTTCGAACCCATACTAACAGAACCACAATCTGTCGTGCTACCATTACACTATAAACACCATAAATAATAGAGTAACGAGAAGCAGAATCGAACTGCTGGCCTTAGGTTTATGAATCCTACGCTCTAACCATCTGAGCTATCTCGCCATTTTGGCGCGGGTGTAAGGATATCCTACCTCCGCAGTGAAGTGTGATATCCATTCCACTAAGAAACTATTTGCACACCGTCAGGGAATCGAACCCATGTCCATGCGAGGTTTTGGAGACCTGCTGCTTCCTTAAGCTACGATGTGTGTATTCTCCACTACTAGTTAGGTTTCAACACACCCACTTTTTTTTGAGGTACTGGTTGGATTTGAACCAACATAAGAGCTTTTGCAGAGCTCCACCTTACCAATCGGACACAGTACCAAAATGTGGTTCTTAAACGATTCGAACGTTTAATTCTTCGTCCGTAGCGAAGTGGTTTATCCGTTAGCCTAAAGAACCAAATGTTGGAATAGCCGGATTCGAACCAGCGACCTTTTGAATATCAGTCAAATGCTCTAACCTGCTGAGCTATATTCCAATGTGTGGTGTAGGTAGGACTCGAACCTACAAGCCCTGAAGGAACGGTTTTACAGACCGTCGAGCCAACCAATTGCTCAACTACACCTTATTCATTTTTCTACCCAATTTCCATCCGTTTGGAATTGATTCGGTTTTTTTAATCTTTTTATTTTCAACGCCATTTGTTATCCAACAAGTATCGTATTGGGTATTTTCATTTCCAACTCCGGTTCCTTTGAGTTTTTCACTCATTATTTTTCCAAAATTTTTACCTAATAATCTACCATACATCCAACCATCGGGCACACTTGCTTCCTTTTCTATTTTTACACTCTCAATACCATTAGTTATCCAAACTTTTCCATATTGAGAATTAAGATTTCCTTTTTGTTTTACTGAATTTGTTTTTCCAATTTTATTTCTAATTTCATCAGTAAATCTGATTTCACCACCACAACCTCCATATTTTAGGTTCATACACATTGGTTCATTTAATAAATTATCAGTTATCAAATCCTTTTCCCGTTGTACAAGTTCCTTTCTGGTTGGTAAAAACTCTAAAATTTCCCTCTTAAAGTTTTCTTTACTATGATATTTTATAGAATGCCACAATAAAGTTCCACTACCAATATATCCATCATTAAGGTCATCAGTAGAATGCATTCCTACATAATACTTTCCGTTTATTTGGTTAGTTGTTTTGTAGATATAATGATACTTTTTTTCTTTTCGTGCCATAGTTTATACATTTACACATATAAATATAACAAAGTACAAAAAAGTTAAAACATCGAACCTCCGAATTAAATGCGATACAGGCGTATTGTGTGGTGAGAATCGGACTCGAACCGATATCCCTGGATTTTCAGTCCAGTGCGAACTGACCATCTGCGCTATCTCACCAATGTACACCCTGAAGGATTTGAACCTCCGACCCTTTGCTTGTAAGGCAAATGCTCTGAACCAACTGAGCTAAGGATGTATGTTTGTACCGATGAAAGGACTCGAACCTTCACGTCGTTAGACACTAGTGCCTAAAACTAGCGTGGCTACCTATTTCACCACATCGGCATAAAACAAAAGAAACAACAAATAACTTTAAGTCGACATCTACATCACGACCTTAGATATCTTCACCCTATGTAGTAGGTTTAGTTTCCTTTGTAGTGACCCCGAGCAGGATCGAACTGCTACTCCCCTGGTTAAAAGCCAGGTGCTTTACCAATTAAGCTACGAGGTCTTTTGTACTCCCGACAGGATTTGAACCTGTAACCTCGATGGTATAAGCATCTTGCGCTAACCGTTGCGCCACGAGAGCATAATGTGAGGAAGGAGTGAGATTCGAACTCACGGAGCTTTTACACCCTTCAGTTTTCAAGACTGACGCAATAGACCCACTCTGCCATCCTTCCATTACACCGTTCGTTGGTACTTCGCCGTTATCTGCAGATTCGGTGTTTTCCCCATTGTTGTTTTATTTAAGTGTACTACCCTACTCGGTGATTGTAGCCAACACTGTGTAGTCAGGACAGGATTCGAACCTGCGGTCATCAGAGTATAGGTACTTGGTTACCACTCCTCAGACTCTTCCAAGTTAGCGTTAGCCCACTCCGCCACCTGACTGTGTTTCCCCACTCTGAGATTCCAAGTGAGTAGTCATTCCGGTTTTTTCCTATTGATGAAACCTACAGGGCATCCCCTATTAAAAAAGTCACACTACGAAGGAGGAGCTGTGATTGGCACCTTTGACCCTAAGAACTGGCGTTCCACTGTCCAGTTTAAGCGGGTCTATTGTTTAAGTCTTAGACCAAAGACTCTGAGTATCTCTTACTCATTGTCCATTCTGTTGGATTCGAACCAACTTACTCGTCTTACATTCGGGAGGGGATACTCAAATGGGTATTTGCTATATCGTCACAGTTCCTGCCTATACTCTGGTTAATTACTCCGTCTGTACCCAACGACTTTATGTTGGCTTATAACTGGCTATTTCAATACAGCTCACATTTTTATTTGTAGAACTCCAGGCGATGTAAGAGTCAAAGTGTTTTAACCACATAACACTAAGAATGGAGGATTAGAAGCTTGGGATTTTCACCCTCGAACATCTTCATTGATACGTCTATCAATTAGATTGAAACGCGTATTGCGACACTTCTAATTTGGTTAGAGGTCAGTTTAAGTTCAGTGACTATGGCTTGTACTTCGCCTCAAGGGTTTACCCCTATACCTCCAAGGTAGTCGGTATGGGAATCGAACCCATGTGACAAGAATGAAAATCTTGTATCCTAACCTCTAGATGAACCGACCAAATAAGACAATGATGGAGTACCCGTCTCGCTCCAATCTTAACAGCTTAATCGTAGTTTTACGAGGCCTCGGCTGAGGGTGCTGAATTCCGATTCCATTCTGGATTGTCGACATCCGTTGAATGGGGAAAACCATTGTCTTTGCAGTCAGGACAGGATTCGAACCTGTTACGGCTTTGCCATAAAGAGTCAGCATCACCTGTTACTCAAGCCCCCAACCAATGGGCTCCTGACTATTTCGGGACGGGAGTAAGCCGCTCCCATTTGTCCCTACTGAATTATAGTTGGTTTGTTGTTATAAAGAACTCAAACCCATCTATCAAAAAAAAACTTCTACCTTCGTCTAGTGAACCTGTATCCTACCGTTCCCTAATCAATCGATTGTTACTTTTACGTCTCAACAATCCACGTCCACGGTAGACAAGAAAAAAAGACGGCTTGTTGACTAAAAAGGACTCGAACCTTAATCCTGCGTCCCCTTTCTGCTTGGAAGCGTACTCCGTTCTGCTGTGCGCCATTACACCATAGCCAATCGAGAGTTTCGAACCTCTCAGTCTTAGGTTAATTACTCCTAAGATTTGTAGTCAGGACAGGATTCGAACCTGTGCGAGTAGTTACCTTGTTGTATCTAAGTGTGTCAGCTACTCTAGGACCACCTCATTAAAGAATCTCTTAGCGTCTACCAATTCCGCCACCTGACTGATTAAAAAAGAAACAGAGGTCATCCAGTATACAGTGTGCGCCTCACCTGATGCATCAAGGGACTGTGCGTTTGCGTTTTACTTGTTTCTTTGGTAGTCAGGACAGGTTTCGAACCTGTAATTAGGATTATTTAATCGGGCTCCATACCGTACCTATCTTTCGATGCGTCTACCATTCCGCCACCTGACTATATTTTTTTATGTTGTCCCCCAAGGATTCGAACCTCGATAAGCAGAATCAAAGTCTGCTGTCCTGCCGTTAGACGAGGGGACAGTTCCTTCTCCTAGGTGTAAAACTTAATACACACCCTATCAACGTTGAATGCTATTTCAAGCATTTGTCCAATGATAACTACACTATATTTCATTGGTTGGAGAAATTATTAGTTTTTGTAATTGTCGTCAGGACAGGATTCGAACCTGTAATATCAGCTTGCTTATTAGGCTTGCTTCTGCGCTACCAATTCCGCCACCTGACTAAATTTTGAAGTCTCACGACTCAAAACATTTCAATTTTTTCCAAGATGTCAAAGAACAATTTGTGATTGTTGATCTCTCAACCATCAACATTACAAAGGTACGAATGATTTTATTAGTTTCATCCTTTTTACGAAAAAAAAAACCCGAATTTCTTCGGGTTTAATTTTTTTTCATATGTAAGGAGTACATATCAAACAAACCCGTAAAAGTCATATCCTATGGCTGTTCTATCGAACCATGACGGATTAAAACTGATATAGAGTTTCTGTGAAAGCATAACGTACTTTTGTTTCTATAAATATAGCCATACTTCAAAAAAAATCAATCCCCCAAAAAGTAGTCAGGACAGGATTCGAACCTGTATGGTATTTTGTATCTGTTCCCGGCGTGTACTTAACCAGTATCTATACCTCACATTTTAAAAATTAGCGTCTACCATTCCGCCACCTGACTAAAATATTGGACCTATCAAGAGCACGTATCTAAAGTTAAGAAGGTCATTAGTTTGATCCACACAAGTATCTACAATTGAAGAGTTCTTTACGAAGTAGTATTAGCGTGTTTTATGCTCGGACTTATACACGGTATCAGTCATTTTAGAAGCAGACCTATCGTAAAAACTTTTTCAAAGGGTGGAATGAACAAAGCCTAATCCCCGTTGGGTTTAACCAATGAAGGATCCAATATTGTACCAGAGATGGGACTCGAACCCACACGAGCGCTTAGCCCAATTAATTTTAAGTCAATCTTGTCTGCCTATTCCAACACTCTGGCAATTTTCATGATTTCAAAGAACAAGTCCAATTTGACCCGAACATTTACAAAGATACAACAAACTTGAGTTTAATCAAATTTTTTTTCTGTATATTTATACAGATGCACAAAAAGAGTTTTTTAATTTCAGAAAGTCGAATTAGAGAAATTAGATCTAAATACAAGGAGTACATTGATGCGGAAATAGAAGTAAGTATGTTCATTGTTGAAGGTAATACCAACATGTATACCTTATCGTTGAATAATGAATTTATGATACGTACCAAACAAAAATATTTAGATTTTTTGTTAAAGAATTGGTATTCCCCAGGTATGTCTCCATTTCGATGGGATCGTGTGGTAGAGTATAATAAATCAAATCTATTAGACACGAGTGAAGATTACAGAGAATGGAGTCTCAGAACGATGTTAGAAATTTTGGGAACTATGGCGCTTAGGGTCGAAAAAATTGAGTATCTAAATGATTTTGTTAAAGTGGTTTCTCTTTTCGATAGAATGAGCCACAAGTTTACTTATCAGGATATCAATCAATTTCCATATTTTGCGGATGTAAAAGACGAGTATTCAAAAATCTTAAAACAAAAAGAGAGTGATACTCCAAAAGCTAAAAAAATATATGATGATGGCGAATATTTAGTTGTAGTTCCGTTAAATCATGCGGCCTCGTGTAAATACGGAGCAAATACAAGATGGTGTACAACTGAAACTTCTGATACCCATTTTAGAAATATTACTCAAAAAGGCCCACTATATTACATAATATCTAAAGTCCTCAAATCTCCTTTTGAGAAATTGGCAATCCATTTTGATTTAAGTAGGGATGCTGAAAATATTGAAGATTATGATTGGTGGGATTCTATAGATGACAAAATCGCATATAAATGGAAACAATTGCTCACAATGGTATATCCAAAAGATATGTTGAAAACAATTAAAGAAGATTTCGAAATGTTTGGCATAGAATATTGAAAAAAGAAGAGACTGGTTACCTCTTCAGTACCGTGTTCCCGGTTGACGATCTTTCTGTTCACACCGATCCTGTGGATCTACAGTGACTGGTTGTTACCTGAGATTGATTACCAGAAAGAACTCACTCAATCTCAAGCCGGACTTTTAAAATTTGTTTTTTTTGTATATTTTTTTCTGAATGTCCACAACATCTATACCATTTTTGATTCCAAAATTTAAAAAATTTGAGAATGATTCATTAATTAATTTGTTCATAGGTCTTTTTACAAATTTTAAAAAAACCAAATAACCAATTACAAAAGTGGTTAGAAATCCAATCAAAAATCCAATTATTAATCCTGTAATCATATTTTTTCTTACAAAGATAATTGAAAAATTCTCGAAAATCAAATTTTTTTTTTAAGTGTATTTGTATTTATGAAAAAAAGTGTTTTGAAACTAATTAAAAATCTTTCAAATTTGATCTTAGAAGGGTCAAAGGTCAAAATTTTGGTAGAAAAACTTGGTTTATCTCAAACCACCGCGGAAACTCTACAAAAAATATGTGGAAATCTTTCTGTGTGGATTGCAAATAAAATTTTGGATACATCAGCCTTTGGGCCAAGAAATAGACCTTCGTATGTGTCAGTTGAACCTAGGACTATAGATGGTTACGTAAGTAATTTTATTCTAAAGTATCGTAGCATTATAGTTGGTATTATTGACTATGTTCGAGTACACTTAAATGGAGACATAAGTTCAATTAAACATTTTAGTTTGTCTCAACTAACTGCACTTCAACATGAATGGCATCATAGTTTACAAATAGGAACTGGAAATATCAATTATGACGAAAAAAACGAAATAATTAAGGATTTTAGGGACTCTGACGGTTTGGGTTACTATTGGGTAAATTTGGGAACTAATAACTCACCTGAAGAATGTGAACGAATGGGTCATTGTGGTAGGTCTAGAGCTAATCTATATTCTTTAAGATCGTTTCAAAAATTATCAGATAAATTTACAATAAACCGAAGTCACGTTACCGCGGCAATTGATGATGATGGTGTTGTGATTCAAATGAAAGGACCCAAAAATTCCAAACCTGATGAAGAATATATCAAATACATACTTCCACTAATTACTTTGAAAAACCCTGATCCTGATAATGACTCGGAATATTTTATAAATAAATTTAAAAGTGAATATAGACCTGAAACAGATTTCCAAATTTGGGATCTTTCCAAAGACCAAATAGACACCTTAATGTCCCAAAGACCTGACCTTTTCAATGGATTTATCACAAAATATAAACTTGCCAAAATGGGATTAATTGATAAAAACCCATTTGAAGGTAAAGATCTTACATTTAAAATTTCTATCAACCCAGAATATGTGAAAGATTATGTCGATGGGGATTGGACAGTAAGAAGAAGAACAACCCCAAGTGGTAGAACAATCCAAGTTGGGTTTTTTGAAACAATTTTGAGTGGAGACTTTTGGGATCTTCATGACTATTATGATTATTCCCTGAGTGATCTTATAGACGATGTTAGTGAAAAAAATGCAGAAACTATTTGGGGTATAATTAGAGAAACCGCAAAGGAACATAGTATTGAAGAAATTCCTGAAGAGTTAGAAGAGGCTATTGAGGAATTTAATGATTTGGTAGATATAAAAAGTGCTATGAATTCAGCAAGGAATGATTGTGAAGAGACCGCAACTTATGACCATTATTATGACACGTTGAAAAGGGCTTTGAGTCAATACGGGGAAGTGGTTGAAATGAACGACGCTGGGGTTAAATTAAAAATAAATGGTTTTGATTTACTACCATTTTTAGAAAATTCTGATTTGGATGAGATTGCAGAATCTATGGAGAGTGTAAATGAAACTTCGTTTGAAATATTTCTAGACTATCTTTTTGACTACTACAGAAATATAATTAAACAACCTTCATTCTCTATAGATAGTCGTTGGAGTCCATGGTGTGATGATAGTGAGTTTAATTCTCACCTTTCTGACAGATTAGCTGATTTGTAAACAAATTCCACTGATTGTAACTTATGAAAAATTCATCAAATTATTCTCCAAAAATTATCAGATTGACCGAAAACTATTTGGTTAAAATAATAGAAAAGGTTATTTTGGAATCGAAAAAAGATCTGTTAAATAAGAATGCAAAGATTACATATTCTGAATTTGTTAAAAAAGCAAAACAAATACATAAAAAACCTTCATATATTTATCCACCAAACGATGCAATTGAATGGGAAGGAATAGGACAAACTAAACCAATAAAAATTAATTGTCCATTGCACGATGATTTCTATTGTACTCCGTCTTCTCATATTGATGATAAAGTAAGATGTAAATGCCTAAAGTGTGTTTCAGATTCATACAATGAATTTATTGAAAAAGCAAAAAAAATACATCAACACCCTCCATATTTTTACCTAGTAGAAAATTTAGATATATGGAAAGGAATACAAAAAACTGGGCAAATTAAAGTTAAATGCCCATACCATGAAATTTTTGAGATTACACCACATAAACACATTTATAAAAAAAGTGGTTGTCCTAAATGTAGACAAAAAGAAGATTTCATGAAAAAAGTACAAATGTACCAGTCAAACCCTGACAAAACTTTAAAATACACGGGATATAATAAAACTGAACTTTCAGATAAAAATTTAAGTAATTGTAATAAAATCGAACTTTTTTGTCCTGTTAAAGCAAACAACTTTCCTGACGGAAATTTGAATAATTTTGAAGAAGAGCCACATGGTTATTTTACAGTTTCACCTAGTACCCACGTTGACCTAGTCAAAAAACGGGGTTGTCCTAAGTGTCTAAATGCTGAAGGTAAAAACATAAAAGATGACAAATTTACCTGGTTAGATAAAATAATTAAAAAAAATAAATCTTTCCTTAAAAATGGAAAATTAATTTATGACTATACAGATACTGTTTATGAAGATGCGAAAACAATGGTTGATGTTATTTGTCCAAAACACGGCCCTTGGGACGTTCGTGCTAGCTCTCATTTACACGATGAATCGGGGTGCCCAAAGTGTGAAGAATCTAGGGGAGAACTATCAACTACTAAGTATTTTGAGGACAATAAAATAACTTCTAAACGTCAAAAAGTGTTTGATGGATGCAAAGGACGGCCCAACCCAAAAGGAACGTGTAGACCATTAAAATTTGATTTTTACTTAGAAGACCTAAATACCGCAATAGAAATTGATGGTAGATATCATTTTGAAGAAATAAAAGGTAATGATTTGAAATCACAAATCATAAATGATAAAATAAAAAATGATTTTATCAATTCAGGAACAAACGCACCTGAAAAATTAATCAGGATCGAGTATAAATCGAATAATTCTGAAAAGTTGATAGAAAACCTAGAAAAACTTTTGGAAAAAATAAAAAATATGGAAAAAGGTACAATCTTACTTTCACATGGTTACCCCAAAGAAGGGTGGAATGACCCCAACAATCAAACTTCAACTATTTCTGTAATAGTATCAGAGATTGTAGGTTCTTGAATGTATTCGTAAAAAAATTCTTTAAAGATTACTTCCATAACTGGAACACATATCGAATTACCTGCTAATGAAATGTGAGCTCTAGTTGATAAAGATGTTGTTAATAGTTTATCGATATCTTGGTCATGGACACCCATAAATCTATACCCCTCTCTTGCGGTAAGTGTTCTTACTCTACCATCCCGTGTCATAATTTGTGGAGACCCACTAGTGGTTAAACAAGGTGAACAAGCGTCTATAGAGTAAATCCGTTTTGTTTGATCATAATTAATATCATTTCGTCTAGCGGCTAACTTACAGACAGTGTTTTGTTTTGTTTTGTGTAATGTGAATGGACAATTGATAAACAATGATGAGTCATTAGTTTCCTCAACGAACAACGACATTGGTACTCTAGTTTTTTTATACTTATCAACATTCATCATCTTTTGTTTAACGTCTTCTAGATCACCATTTAGAACAGACATCATAAAAATTCTTTCTCTGTTTTGTGGACAGCCAAAATCAGCACCATTTAATAATTTCCAAAAAGAACTATATCCTAATTGTTTCAGAAAAAGAATGTGGTTTTCAAATGATTCAATATGTTTTTTAGATATTAGGTTCTTTACATTTTCCATTAAAAGGTATTTCGGTCTATTCACTGATAAGATTCTTTCCACATCAAATAATAAACCACTTCTTGTACCTTCTTTGATTCCTTGTTGTTTACCTGAAATTGAAACATCAACACACGGAAAAGAGTATGTCAAAAAGTCACAATTAGGAAATTCATTCTCTTTTATCAGTTTAATATCACCAAGATTACCGTTAGAGGTTTGGTGTAAAACATCATAACATTCATTTGCTTGGTTAAAATTATCACAGTTAGCAATAACCTCATAATTCACTCCGATATATTTTAATGCCAATTCTTGTGTTCCATATCCTGAAAATAATGAAACTATTTTTAATTTATCAGTCATCTTTTTTTTTAATAAATATAACAATTTACGACTATAGTGTCAATTTTTTTTTAAAAGTTACTATTTATAGTAACCCATAGAATAATAAAGGGTTATGCTTATTAATCAAATTAAAATGTCCTAAAATTATGAAATATATCTTGTCCGAAAAAAATTTGACATACATCGTAGACTATGTGAGTGAAGCTCAAACAGCGGATGACTTAGTATCGGTATACAAAGTTCCATTTCAAATTGATGGTAAAACTTACAATTATTACACTGTAACGAGTAAAAAAAGTAATGAAGTGATTCCTCTGTTGATTTCACAGGCAAAAAATAGATACAAAAATAATAAATATAGAGAAATTTCAGTAGACAAATATGGACAACCAACCAAACCCGAAGACAGTTATTTGTATCAATGGATTGTAGATAGAATGATTACTGAAACAGAGGATAATGTCGATTCTTATGATAGCAGATTTTTCACAAACTATTTTAAACAATTTTTTGGTGAACCCGAATCACTTACACCCGAACCAATTAGAAGAGAAGAAGCTAATAAAATGAGGAATCAACTTTTTTTCCAGGATGGTGAATCCTTCAAATCTAAAATGAGTTCGATACAAAAAGTCAACAAAGATGCGTTCACTCAAGAATTTGAAAAAATAACAGGCAAAAAAATGGAAAATGTTACATATTTTAGTCAACCATATGTAAACTTTTCTAATAAATTTATTGATTTTGGCAAAGAACGAGTAGGTGGAACTACACTCGGACCAAATGCACTAAACTATTGGAATGAATTTTCAACCTACAACAACGAAGATCCTACTGATAATAAATTTTGTATCGTTAGTTGGAAACCTTTTCAAAAATTAATGAATGATCCACAATTAGTGAACGAACCTAGTTATGAAAAAATTAATGCTGAATTGAATGAAATTTTATTAAGTCCACAATTTGTAAAAATTAATAGAAAAATATTAGGATTTTCAGATGCTCAAACTTATCGGTTGATTCCTATGACAAAAAAATTACCTTTTATGAATTATATTTGTAAAAAAAGATTTGAAAGAGCGGCAAAGGGTTCTGAGACTATTGTACCACAAACAGCCTTAAAAACTGGAAAATCGATAACAACTCCACTTTACACAAAAAAAAGTAAGAAAAAATGAACAACGAAAAAATTGCAAAAATTCTGAATCTTGAATCTGTAATTTTTGATATGAGGACAAAAGATGAGACAGTACCTGACAATCTTCTCATTAATCTCAACAAAATGTATAACACCTTAACAGATGATGAATTGACCTATGTTGAAAAGAAACTTAAAGCCAAACTTGTCGAAGATTACGATGAGATTTTGATAAAAGGTAAGTAGTCTTCAAACTAATTTAGTTCTTGAACTTACCCTTCCGTCAGACCAATAAGTTTCGTCTCCGTAAAATACCAAAATTTCTTCACCTAGGGCAATCTCTTTGATTGCTACAAACCTAAAAACTTTTTTTAAATTTGGATGATGGACCCACATTGCATTGGGCGTGTCTGAATGATTATACAAACTACCGTAACCTAATGCTATAACTTGTTCTTCAAAATCTAAACCTAAAGGATAATTGAATCGGTAATCCAACAAGAGACTAGAACTTTCACCTTTTTTAATCGGTAGTGATAACAAAGGACAATCCTCGATAGTTTCACCTTGAGATATACTCTCACTAGCAAAAACACCTAAACCTTTACCATGTGAAGGTCTGATAAAAATTTTTTTTGGACTATTTATCATAAAAATATTTAAAAATATATGTCAAGACCACTTACAGATAAAGAGATTGCTTTTTTCAAATACTTTAACAAAAAAAATTTATTGAATAAAAAAACTAGAGAAGGGTTAGCTTTTGTTAAAGGTTTGTTTAATTCAACAAATACTACGGGTGATTGGAAAAAAACATATTACTTATACCGACAAAATTACAAACCACAAGGAGATTATGAAAATATTACTTGGAATGATTTTGTTGATAAAACAAGTATAAAAACCAAAAGAACCACGAACTCAAATGCTCGAGAGTACACTGCTAGTAAAATGCCTTTTGTCGCCTCAAATTTGAAGGGGGAATGGAAATATAACTATCAAGGAGAATTGATTTATGTTGTATATTCATATGGACATTACCCTATTTACATTTTTAGAGATGGAATATGGTTTATTAATTCAGACAAATACTCAACCACAACAGCAAAACACATTAGTCGCTCTTTACCTAGTGGAGACAGAGAGTCAAAAATGATTATGGTCGACCGAAATGTTATGATAGGCATTAACACACATGGTGAAATGAGTAATGAAGACATAATCAAATCGAGAAAAGATAAATTGGGACAAGAAATCGAAAATCTTTTACCCAAAAAATTAACAAATTTGAAAGCCACTTGGACTGCAAATTTCAAAATCAAATTTAAAATTAAAAAAATAGAAATTGATCAAGATGGTGATGTGAATGTAATTATAAACGTTTTAGGGTTATTCGATGGTCCAATAGCTGTGAATTACAACGACCCTAAAGTTAAAGAAAAATTCAGATATGTGACAATGAATGAAAAAGAAATAGAAAATATAATAATGAGAAAATTATTTTCCAATTTACAAGATTATTTACCGCCCAAAAAAATGGATAAATATTTAGATAGAAATGTGATTCCTGATGAAGGGTATTTAAAATTTACGTTCGAGCATCAACCACTTCCTGAATACAATACTGATTGAAAATATGGAAAAATTATTAAGTGATTCCGAAGCAAAATTATTTAATTATTTGAACAAAAAAAATTTATTCAAAAAAAATAAATTTGAGGCGGCAAAATTCATAAAAAGTGTTTTAAATGCTGCACCACTATCAAATTATGACCCTAGTGTATTACTTTACCTTTACAGATTACTCTATAATCGAAATGGAAATTATGAAAAAATTACGTTACAAGACCTCGCAAAAAGAATAGAAGAATATGGTACTACAACAATAAATGGTAAACATATTAAAAATTTTATTTCCAAAAAAATTCCATTCAAGGCATCAAATATGTCAGGAACTTTGAAATACATTTCTAATGGTGATTTAATATATCTCGTTAAATCTTATAATAGTCCAATTTATCTCTATCGTGATGGTATTTGGTTTTTTGCAAAAAATTCTCGAGAAGCCCATCATTGGTTGGCATACCCGAAACTAGATGTTAATGCAAAATTAGTTCCAATAAACATTTGGGACATGTATAAAATATTACGATCAGGCACGCCTATTTCAAATGAAGAACTTTTGAAAAAAAGAAAAGAAGAATTTACAAGTAGGTATAATAGTTTAATACCTACAAGAAAAAAAAATATAAATTTATCTTATTACAGTCCAAAAATTAAATTCAAAGTTACAGACATTCAAAAAAAAGATGATGATACTATTGAAATAGTTGTTACAATTTTCAGTATCTATAATAAAAATGGTCCTTTGAAATATGGAGATGTTTCTGCGGTTTCTCTTTATTGGGCGGTCCAAGTAAAAAAAACCGATGTTGAAGAAAAAATAATCAAAAATATCACTAAAAATTTACATGAGTATTTACCTCCTCAAAAAATAAATACATATTTAGACATTGACCAAATACCTGAAGATGGTTACATCAAAATAGTATTTGACCATAAACTAATCGAACAATAAAAAAATGGATATAAATCAAAGAAAAGCTGAAAGATATCAGTGGTTGCTAGAACAACATGATTTTCTCACTGAAAAAATTAGACAAATTAAGGGTAATAATTTCGACCAAACTTTAGAAGAACAAAAACAAATAAAGTTTTTCGAGGGTAAACAAAGAGAAATTATGGTCGAAGTTCAAAAATTATTTTAATGTAAAATCTTATAATTTTGAATGGTTGGATATATTTATAGACAACCGACCAAGATTATGAAAAAATTCTTAACTCAAATTTTCCAAGACGAAAAAGGATCATTTTCCAGCAAAAGATTTGTTGGAATAATGTGTGCAATTTCTTTATGCGTCACAATGTACCATAACTCATTCTCGACTGTTGATGTAGCTCCAGCACCTGCATTAATTCAGTCCGTAGCCGCTTTGGCTTTTGGTGCACTCGGACTAGCGTCTGCTGATAAAATTTTTACGAAAAAAAATTCAGAATAATATGGGATTATTTAAATCACTTTTGTACAATACGGAATTCCAAAATGTACAACCCGACCAAAGGTTTAATTTTATGTTACAACAAATGCAATCAAATCGTTGGAAAATTACATTATTAATTTTATTTACCTTTTTCTTTATCGTTTTTGGTATTGTAATGGCAGTAATGTTTAAAGCAACGATCGAAGAAGCATGGAAAGAGTTACTTCTTATTCTTTTAGGTGCCTTTGTTGGTAACTTGAATAAAGTTATTGATTTTTGGTTTTCAAACGAAGATAGAGATAAAATGTTAGTTCAAAAAATGGACGAAGAAGATGGTGTTTCTTTATCATCCAATAACGAAGTCAACTGATTCTATTATGAAAAAAATAATTTTAGGATTTTTATTATTGCTTTCTGTAAATGTATATGGACAGAATGGGAGAAACGAAGTATTAGTTTCTCCCAATTCATCGTCACCTTATTTTTTGATAGATACTGTATTCACGTTGGGTAGTATACTCAATGACACGACAGTCGTATACTTACACTATCATAATCCAACTACGACCAACTATGTTGGTTTTCAAGTAAGGTTTTTTTATCCGCCTCAATCATTCAAAACTCCTATTGTGAAATGGGGTCCGAGTGTAAGTACAATTTCCACAAAATATGGTTCGTACTATACACAACCTGGTTGGGTTAACGCAACTGCAATTTATACAGGAAACCAAACAATATTTGATTTTCCAGATGGAGCTGTTTTTGAGATTTTACTACCACATTCATCAACATTCAATCCATCTTCAGTTGACTCATTGAGAGTTCAGGGTACACCTTCTTATTCTAACATAGCAACAACAATGAATGGATTTGATAACACTTTGGGAACTTTCAACTATGGTGGAAGATTTAAAATGGATACCGTTCGTATTCCGATTACAGTGTTGAATGTTGATGGTACACCAGCTCCTGAAATGCCATTTGCCTACGACTTCAAACTTAAGTCGTCTCAGGTTTATTTTAGAGGAGATCGTTTCACAACCAATACAAATGGTATCGCTCTTATAAAAATCCCATACGATACTTCTTTTTATAATGTAAAATTAGTTTCCAATTTGGACACTTTATCAGACAATTCATCTATAAACATTACTGACGCTTACCGTTTGTCTGACATGAGTATTTATGCGGATACTGCTCAGTCCTATGAATTCCAACAAGGTGATGTAAATAGAAGTGGCAATTTATCAGTATCTGACGCCTACCTTATATTCAATCGTTTAGCCACAGGACGTTCATCTTGGTCACCTGTTATTGCAAACGAGTATAATGTAAGATATTACACAACAAATGAATACAATACCATCATCACCAATCCCAATATTTTCCAAACTGGGATTATAGGAACAAGATTGATAGACCAAAATCTGAATGGTACTAATGGAATAACATATTATGGATATGTTTTGGGCGATGTCACCAATACAGGATTAAATAATTTATCATTTCAAATTCAAAGAGTAAATAACCCAAGTGTAGGAACTTCTTATGTTTTGGATGAGGGAACTATTTACCAAAACATTCAAGACTCAGTACAATTTAGAATACCTAGATTAACGATCTCTGATGATAACACCGTAAACGTTGGAGTTACTTTTATTACTCATGGCAACAAAGTTGGCGCGGCACAAATAGGTTTACAATTCGATCCCAATATTTTCAGATTTTCAGAAATTAATGTTGGTCCTGAGGCAAGTTCTTGGAACTCATTTATTTCCACAAAACCAGGTGAAATTTTATGGGGAGGACATGAGTCAAAAATGTCACCATCTTTAATAACAAATTCAACTCAAATGTTCAACTTCAAGTTTAATATTTTGAATTCAAATTGGGAACAATCACCAATCAAAATCACAAACAAAGCCGCTGGTAACGATAAAGCCGAAGATCTGAATATTATTCCATCACCTGTTGATGCAACAGTTATTAATGGAAGAAGAGCAAGAGAACTTGTCAATGAATTAGTAAACGGTTTTAGAGTTTATCCAAACCCAGTAAATGATAATTTGAGTATTGACTACTATCAAACAAATTGGGGATATTTATATTACGAAATCTATGATTACACAGGGAAGTTATACTTTACAAACAGGGAATTTGTCACTCAAAATGAAATTGTCACAAAACAAATAGATGTTAGTAATTTGAAACCAGGTTTCTATTTTGTAAGATTAACAACCAATGAAAAACAAAAGATTCATAAAATAATTAAAAAGTAAAATTATGTCAGAAGAAACAGAAAATGATGGCTCTTGGGGTGGTTTAAAGAAAACCATCGTAGGAACACTTGCCACTATCGTAACAGGTGGGGGTGTATGGATTTCCACAATTTTGTTTGGTGGTGGAAGTGATAATGAAGAAACTAAAACCGAACAAGTAGCACCAGCTGCGGCTCCAGTTATTAATCTTAACTTGGAGAATAACAACCAGAGTAATACGTCTTCAGGTGGAGGTGGAACTACTGTAATTAGAGAAAAAGAGACGATTAGAGAAGTTGTACCAGCAGCTCAACTAGCAACACAACCTGCGGTAGTACCTGCTGAAGAGAAAAAAGAAACACCTGCCGAAAGAATGAAAAGATTGAGAGCTAAACAGTTGGAAAACGAAGAAGAAGAATGAAAAAAATTATTATTATTTCGACTCTAAATTTATTTTTATTGTTAGGTTGTAAATCAACGATTTCGACTCAACAGTATCAAGCCGATTTTGAAAAAACTGATCGTACGCTAGAAAGTATTTCTACTTACACTGGTAAAAAACAAACAGTGCAACTTTCCAAATTAAATGTCAATAAAGATCTTTGGGAGAGTTTTCCTGAATTGAGAGAGAAAAGATTGGGTTTAGGTGTTTCGAATAGAATTGTTGAGAACTTACTTTACACCAACAGATTTGAATTTGCAGAAGAAAAAGATGCAATTGTAAATCAAATGTTAGATGCATGGGAGAAGAAAATTGAAGGTTTAGATGACGGTAAAACAAAACTTAAAACAGATGGTATTAGATTACCAAAGTTTATCGCTTATGCCGAAATTTACGACTTCTCCGTATCATATGCTGAAAGCTACGATAAGGGTAAGTCGAAAAAGACCAATACAACCATTATAGGAATTCAAATTAGATTAGTAAAAGTTGACAACTCACAATACATAGTTGCATCAGGTCAAGGTCAATCAACTCAATTTGGTGAGGGTTATTTTAAAAATCCAACAATGGGTTTTGACCAATCAACCGTTGGTATTGCTACTCAGAAAGCTTTAGAGGTCGCTACGATGAACCTTGTAAAGCGTCTAGAGCAAAATGGTTGGTAAAAAAATTTTATTTTTATTCATCTTTTTATTAGGTGGAATTTTGGGAACTCACGCTCAAAATTTCACCTATTTTTATATTAACCCTTGTAACGGAAAAACTGAGTCGGTACAACTTGAAACTCAAAGTTCTAGTGTTACTATGTTTTATGCGGGGCAATTTAGGTCTTTCACATACGCAGAGTTAGACGCTGGCGCATACAATCTATGGGTTCAAGGAATCAAGGACGCTTTACCTTTAGGTGCTAATCCATGTGCCTCAGAAGGTGTAGAAACGTCCAACAACGTATCTAATTTTTTAGGTAGTGTTACCGCAAACGCAGTGGTTAATATTACATCTGTGGTCTCTATGGCTAGTTCTATTGGAAGTTCTGTTGGTAATATACCTACACCTCCACCTCCACCGAGAAATAGCGGTAGTGGGACTAATAATGATAATAACAGTAGTTCATCCGAAGGTGGTAGTGAAATAACAACAGCCGATGATAAAAACCAACAAACTGCAAGTGGTGGTGAGAGTGAAAATAATGGTGGAGGTGGTGGTAAAAGTTCTTCTAAAGTATCTAATGGTGCTTTAATTGCTACTGGAGATATTGTTATAATAAGAAATGATTCTAATATTACAAAAAGTGGAAATGATAACTTTAGGTTTAACACGTCATTGACACATATAAACACGGAACAGACCTTTATTAAAGGAATAAACATTAACTATCAAACGGGTCAAAACATTTTAAATTTATCTGGGTATGGTTCATTGAAATACAAAGGGTATATGGGAATATTCTCCACTTCATTGATGACAAATTTTAATACTGATTGGTTTTTGACGGCATCTTTGTTAAATGCTCAAAAGTTAAACAAGGTTACTTTGATGGGAGGAACAACTTATACGATTGGACAAATCAATAAGAATGATTTTCGTAATTGGTCTTTAATAGGTGGGGGATTTACCAACTTTAAAGGGGGTAAATCAATAGGGTTGAATTTTTTAGGGTTAGGTGTATATTCTCCATATATTTTCTTTTATGCTGGTCAGTGGTATAAAAGTGGATTTTTGATCATACCTATGGTAAATACAGATTTTAAAGTTACAGATAAATTTAAATGGACTGTTAGTTTTTCAGGTGTATACCAACTGAATCAAAGTTTTCAAAATTGGCAAGTTTTAACCGGAACAAAAATTTTGTTGTGAAAAAATTAATACTATTTTTATTATTACCCATATCAATATTTGGACAGACATTTACACATTCAGGTTCAATTAGAACTGAAAATGATATTCCTGTTCCAAATATAACATCTAAATTGTATAAACGAGGGACAATAAACACATTATCAAATAATCTTAATGTTAAGATATTTTCAACACATAATGGAAATGGTAGTACGTCCCAATATGGTCAATATCCAACCAATACACTAGAATTTGATAGATTGTTTAATACTTCGTTTTCAAATACACAACTTAGATGGTCAGGAACATTATCAACAACTACATGTTTAAATTTTACAACATATACAACAATTAGAAATGCTGGAGCGACAGTTCCAAATAATGGAGAATACTATTCAGTTGAAGTTACAGGAACTTTTATACCTGTTGTAACTGGGACCTATTCTTTTGGAATAAATTCTGATGATGGTAGTGATTTATTTATTGGTGGAACATTTGTGGTTAGTTATTATGGTGGACACGGAATGAGTGGACCAATTTATGGAAATATAAATTTAGTTGCAGGGACTCAATATACGTTCAGAGCAAGAATGCAAGAATATGGTGGTGGTGATGGGTTAACTGTAGTTTGGAGAAGGCCAGGACAATCTACACATTCTCTACAAACATCGGAATTAGGTATTTTAGTATCTACTTTTACTCCTTGGACTCAACAAACTACATCTACAACAAATACTTCGGGACAATATTCATTTTTGCAACCAGTATCAAATAGGGATGAATGGTATATTGAAGTTGTTATACCAACCACAACGTCAAACTTATCCTCTGCTGATTTTGTAGGAATTGACGATATTGTTTTACAAAGAACACCAATTAAATCATATCATTATCACAAATATGAGGTTAGTGGTGATAATCTTATTACAATAAATGATATTTATACTATATCAAAAAGAATAAACGGATTAAATTATACAAAAAGAACTTTGTTGTTTACAGAATCACAATGGGATAGTTTGAATATTGGATCTGCAGATTTAAGAACATCTATTCCTGGAGTACAAAATACTTACACATTTACACCAAGTTCGGGTGGTATTACTAATCTTTATATTCTTTCTCCTGGTTTTACCAATCAATCAAATTTAAATTATTAATTATGGATACATTAGTGTGTTATTTTATATCGAGTGTAATAACTTTTGCACATATGAACGGAGTTCCTGATACAAAATTAACTTATGGAGCAAAACAAATTGTAACAGAACTTGTAAATGAAAATTATAGTTTATGTGAAAATGGGAGACCTGTCACTGTAGAAATTTTGTCTATAGAAGCTCCCACAAAGGGGATAAGAGTAGGACCATTTGAGTTTAAACAGAAAAAAACAATTGTTAAAACCAAAATCACGATGGATGGTAAAGAATATATTGGGGAGGGAACTAACAAAACCTCAGTTTCTTCTACTATATTACAACTTCAAGATGATAAATTACCGTTCGAACGAACTGAATTTAGCTCGGCATTAAGACAGGCATTATCGAAATCTTTTGAGAAAGATTGATCAAGTATCAAGTATATTATTGTTCGCTAATGTCATCAAGCTCTACACGATCTAATTCACTATCTATAGTTTCTAAATCAGGTGAATACTCATACCAATCACTCCAATCCTCCGCTAATTCATTGAGATTTTCTTTTAATTGTCTTTCTGTAAATACTCCCTCAATATCTACTTCATAGTCACCTCTTCTTTTTAGACTTTCTCTAAACGAAAAAACCATTCTAAAACTTTTTTTTTCTGGTATATCCATATTGTCAACTCTTAATAAATCTCTTTTCAAACTACTAAAATTTTTTATAACTAGATTCATAGAAAAGAAAAAGAAAGATTCTGAGTCTCTAAATTTGGGAACATTAGGGTTGTTTATAAAATCGGCCCAAAAATCTGTGTAAATCGTATTATTAAGATTAACTTCAGATTCGCTAATTTCAACATTTGAATAATTTTTATAAAATTCTTCGTAAAGAAATTTTAAATAATTAAAACAATCTTCTTTGTTTTTAAAAAACTCATTCATATATTGGAAAAGATTTAATTTTTCTAAGTCTTCGTTGATCAGTGTCAGATTCATCCTGTTCAGTATCCGTATATTCATAATCCCAATCAAACGGGTTTGACCAATCTGGGATTAACTCATCATAATTAATTTCTAACTGTTCCTCAGTCATATATCCCTCATAATCTATGTCATATGTACCAAATTGACTTTCCCATGTAGTAACAACCACCTCTAATTCAAACGTTTGTATTTCGGGTACCTCAAAATTGTCCAATGTAATGGTACCATTATCAAGATTTTCAATATTTTCAGCAATACAATTCATAATTAAAAAAAATTGTCTTACATCATCTTTATTCATTCCAATAGAATTTGCTAATGAAGTCCAAAATTTCCAATAAGATCCTACATAACTATTTATAAGGTCTTCATCAAAATTGTTTAATGTTATTTCTAATTTTTTAGAAAACATTTTGTAATAAGCTTTTATAAATCTAAATAGATTTTCTTTTGTTGGGAAACGTCCTAAAATTTCATTCCGACTAACCATAATACCGATGAATCATTAGATTAATTTAACAATGAATAATATTCTTTGAAATGTTTAATTCTATCACTTAATCCAATAACACCCCCATTTACTCTTTTTGTTACCGCAGTAACGGTAGCGTCGTCAGCCCCTTTATCACAAATAGCCCATAATTTGTTAGAATCAAAGAAAAATGCCGCAGAGGCCAAAGGATATTTGTTAGCAACTAAATCAGGATTAGCAACGGTATCTTCACCAATAAATTTTGCAAAATTTGTATAGTTTTGTTTTCCTGTTAATTGAATGTATCCTCTACCTCTGAATTTATAACCTTCTTTTGTTGTTTCGTCTCCATTACCCATTCTTCCACCATACACTTTCGATGCTATTTTTTCGGGATTTCTAGCGTAGGATTCTGCTAAGTTATCTGGAAAATATTTTGGAAAAATCTTTTTTAGACCGTCGGCTGAATAGTTTAAATTTTCTTGAATGTGTTTAAATCCACCTGATTCATGGCCACATTGTGCTAAAAAATGTGCAAGACGTAAAGGTGTTGTTATATTAAATTTTTGAGCCGTATCTGGAATTTGTGCAATTACAGAGTCTGGTATATGACCTTTTAATTTTTCTAATTTGAAATTGGAAGTTTTGGTAATTACAACATCTTCTTTAACAATTTCAGGTTTGGTTGATGTTGTTGGGAACATTTTACTCCAAGTACCATCACCGACAATACCATCAGGGGTCAGCCCGTTTGTTGATTGCCATTCTTTTACTTTTTTCTCTGTACCTGCTCCAAAAATTCCATCAGGAGTTAAACCTAATTTAGTTTGAAGTTTTTTAACATCTTCACCTTTTGAATTTAATTTTAGTATCATAATTTTAATTTTATTTATAAATATTTATATTTATAAAAAAAAATTATGAAAGAAGTAATTAAAAAGATTTTACGTGAAGATCTAACACAACGACCTATGTTACTCAAGGAAAGTTGTAATATTTCAGAAAGTTTAAAACATCACATAGACAATCGTCTAACTTTGTCAGAAAACGTTTTTAGACCATACTCTGACAACTATTTTCATTTGATAAATGAAGTACGAGAACTCTATAGTATGGATATGATAGAGTTGAATGAAGAAGATGAATGGTTAGTGAACACCGACATCGGAAAAACAGCTTACTACAATGGAGATGAAGTTTGGTTGGACATACCATTCCGAGATGGAAACTTTTTGTCTGAAGCTGAATATAGAGGTCGAAAAGTTAATTTAAATTCCCCATTCAGAACCCCAGGTGGTCCAAAAAAATTTTCAGTTTATGTAAAGAATAAAACCGGAAATGTGATAAAAGTATCTTTTGGTGACCCGAACTTAAGAGTCAGAAGTAATAATCCTAAAGCCGCTAAATCTTTTAGAGCTAGACATAAATGTCATACCAAAAAAGACAAAACTACTGCTGGGTATTGGTCTTGCAATATCTCTAGGTACAGAAAAAAATTAGGTATAAAATCATCAAGTCCTTGGTAATGTCTAAACGTCCTTTCAAACAGACAAAAGAAGATAATATAATTATTCGTAAATTTTCTAACAAGGTTAAAGGTCACGAACTAAAGTGGCATTACGATCTGAAACATCGTATTGTTATTTGTGAACATGAAACAAACTGGTTATTTCAAATGGATAATGAATTACCCAAGAAAATTGAAAAAAATTCAATTATTGAAATACCACCTTATGTCTATCACAGAGTAATTAAGGGTGACGGAGATTTAATTGTTTCAATCAAAGAAAGTTGAATCTTATCCACCATGGAGCATTGGTAGATCGTATTCTTCAGTCGTGTTGATATGTAATACTTCCTCTTGAACTGGATTAGCTATAGGTTCTATTTCGTTTATGTAGATTTCTCCTCGTGTTTCAGAGTCGTTTATAATTTCCATCAAATTTGAATCATTTGAAATCATTTTTAATACTTCTTTTGAACACAATTCATAATTTGATGATCTATCCATCTCCCTTATAATTTTAAGAATTTCAATTGGTAAGTCAGACATTATTGAGTCAATTTGAAAATCTAAAACATTCCAAAAAGTAGGGGAGGTGGCGTCTTTTTCCCAATGTACTGCTACTTTAAGTCCTGTATTTTTATTAATACAATACACGAGTAGACCATGATAAGCATATCTGTAGAAATGTCTTGAAGATTCTCTTGATGTTGTACACCATTTAGTATCAGCTCCGTACACCTTTGAAGCTTCGTAAGTTAAAGGTCTAACAAGTAACCATTCATCATTATCAAAAACTTTAATAACCTCTTTTTTGGAATAATTTTGAAGATATTTGGCGTGAGCTTTCTTATAGATTTCACTCAATTCTGCAATACTTTTAATGTTGTTTACATCAACACCTGTAATGTAATTTTTTTGATATAAATCTATAAACTCTTTAATTACATTACCCGACACGTCTTCGAAAAGATTGTTAAATACTTCATTAAAAAAATGAAATGATTGTATGGTTATATTGTTTGTGATTTTTCTATTTGTTTCTCTTTCGATACGTTTGACAAACTCAGGATCTACCTTCGGTTTTTTTTTCTCTACTTGAGCCTGGATTAATTTTAACAACATAGGTAAAAACTTGTTGGTTTCAGATTTGTCCAAGTAAGTAAGATAATCGATAAAAGAAAAATCTAGTTCTGCAAAATCTTTTTTGATTTGTGATAATTTAGCCATTTGTTTGATTTTTAATAAGGTTATTAATTTTAAGTTTTACTCTTTCACTCAGTGGAATTGCGTTTCCGTCTTCATCAATTCTCACGAATTTTATATTTGTTTTTACAATTGTTTTTTGATCCCCTGTGTATACATTGTGGGCTCGTGCCTCAACATAAAACGTGGCGGAAGTATTACCGACAGAATGTGGTTTAGCATAAATTTTTACAAGTTGACCTTCTCGTGCTGGTTTTTCGAATAAACAAGAATCGATTGATAGTGTTACCATTCGAGGAGTATCACATAATTGCATCGCATAAGAAACCGCGGAAGCGTCAATCCAAGCCAATGCTTTTCCACCAAAAAGATTCCCATGAAATCCCAAATCAGATTTTTTAACAGGATGTGTCGATATAAGTTCCATACAAAAAAAATAAAAAGAAATATATCGAAGTCAAATTACGGACTTGAAAAAAACAACTAAAAAACGTTTTTTTGGATAGTAACTTATTTTTTTTCTTTGGTTACTTTTTGTAATAGTTTCTTAATCGTATATTGATTAATTGCAACTACACTGAGTGCTACCACTCTTTTTGCTAATTCTGTGAAATCTTCACTAGTCAAGTTATTATCACCGATTTTCAGAAGATAATCTAACATTGGTAATAGGAAGGTAAAAAAAATTATTTCATTTGCCATTTTGACTGACTTGACTGAATTAGTCACAAAAAGTCTTAACAAATCAATTAATTTATCAATTTTACGTTTTGCAAAATTGAACTCTTTTATCAAATTTCTTTCTCTGATCAATCTAGTAATTTGTCTTATCTCCGAAGCATTTTGATTATACAAAATTGAACAAATCCCAATTATAAGTAAGGTTCTTTCAGGCCCCGTGAGAGATGGGAACTCCAAGTTCAAAGTCGCATTCAATGGTCTAGCCAATGCTCCGATCATTGCCGAATATGTTAATAAAAACTTTGTATTTTCGACACCTAATGTTTTAGCAGTATTGTAAATGGCCTTAGTTGTTTTCTCAAATTTAGAAAAAATAGAATTCATATCTTCTATTACATTTTCTTGTAAAACCATGGTGTTTGTCATTATTCTAAATACAACGATATTTAAAAAAAAAGTCACACGGTAACCCCCAAATTTGTATAACAATCGCCGACCAAGACTATGAAATTAATTTGACCCGTGTGACATTTGAAATATAAAATATTTTTTTTAAGAATCAAATATTTATTATAAAAAAAATTATGAACGCATTTTTCGTAGGAATCACTCAACAAGAGAAAAATAACATCTTGGACCAACATAAAAAAATTTATGATGGTTATAGAATTATACATCAAACCGATAATAAACCTCAACCCTTGTATGTACAAGATTTTGCCAACGACAAAGAAGGGCTTGTGGTTAATAATAGTGGTGAGGTGAAAAAATATACAAATGTGGGGATCAATGAATCGGAGGAAATGTATTCTGATTTATTTTTGGATGAGGTTGAAGAATCGGAATGTATGGAATGTGGAATGAAGGAAACTTACGAAGAGGCTGAGTTTGAAGATGCGTATGCGTTCAGAGACAATGAAAGAGATGAAGAGGTGGATACTGATTTTGAAACCATCGATTTGATAGGTATGGATGATGATACATTAGCTCCCGAAGAAGGTGATGAAACGTTAAGTCCTCAAGAAGATGAAGAGGATAATAATTGGATGTTTGTTGAGGATGAATTTACTGAAAACGAAGATTTGGATGAATCATTCCACAATCAGAGGAACAGAATCTTGGAAATGTTTCAGAGAACATCCAAGTTTTGAAAATTGTCTGTGAGTTTACGGTACACAAAATACCCTTCAATATCTCTTAGTATTTGTTGAATGTAGTCGTATTTCCTCTTACCCTTAGATACCTTTTTGTTCGATATCAAATGATATATTGAGGTTCCTTTGATTTTTTTGATGGTTACCACAACCCCATTGGATAGGAATATTTTTTTGTCGGTCCTTTTGATACAAGTCACATTGTCGTAAGAATTACCAACTTCTATGTTCAAAAGAAACATATGTGCGTGATGCCATAAATCATTCATGGGTCAAATATACACAAATAATTTGATATTTTATTTTTTTTTATGTAAAAATTGGTTTTTTTGAAAAATCGAAATATTTGTAAGGAAAAAAAACTATGGAAATAAGAGAAATTTTTGAAACAAATTTATCATCGAATAATTTGGAAGTCAAATTCAGGATGAATGAGGACTCTGATGAGGTAATTCGAACACATACATTCGATATTGACGAAATCGTCGAATATGGGTATGAAATTTTTAAAAGTCCTGATGATTTGGATGAACTAGACGAAGATAGTTCAGAAGAAGAATATGAGTTAAATGATTGGGATATTGATATTGACGAGACGGAATTGACCTCATTTATGAATGAATATTTTTCAATCAATGAAAATATTCCTGATGCAGAAATATATTAATTTGATATTTATTATACATGAGTGGTGTAGATATAGATTATTATATTAGAATGTTACAATCGTTGATTAGTGACAAGGTTGAGGTTGGGGAACAAGAAATGGGCACATCTTCAGCAGGTCCTCCTGCCGCATACCCCACGGTCACCAAATGGGAAACAGGGATCAAAAGAGGGTCCGCAAATCAAATAGGAAATACAAAATGGAAAGATTCATATCCTATAGTGAGGGGTAAAGCAAATACTTTGTTATAATCGTATATTTATTGAGAAAAAAAATATGAATTACTCTAAAAAGATGGGTCTTGAGGCTTTGAGCAGAAGTTTATTATTAATGTCTTATGACAATAAAAAAACCTTAACTGAAAACGTTGATAATATTTTAATAGAACAGAATGTAGTACCTATTAACCAGTTATTGAGGGATGCGGTTAGGGGACCTCGTACAAACGAGGAAAAGTTACGTACGGTTTTCGATAGGTTAAAAAGTAAACAAGATTTTATTAATTTAAATAATGCAGTTGTAAGTAATCCAAAGTACTTTTCAGTACCTCCCAATTCTTATAAAAACATCCAAGATATGTTGAACGGTGAATTGGAGGCCGACAACTTAGATATTGCTAAATATATTACAGGAAAGTTAAAAGGTTTGGGAATAAATATGACTTACAAAGTTTATCAAAACAATCCAAAATCTTTATACTTCAATTCTATTAGAATAAATTTGGAAGGCACTCAATCCAAGCCAGAAAACAAAAAAAATCAAGCAAAACCTCTAGATCCCAACCAAGGCCCCAAAGTAACTGAATTCACATGTAAAGTTCCTAATGATAAAAACTATGCATACACATCCAAGGACAACAATTGGTTTGCATTGAATCTTAAGAATAAACAAAGATTTAATTTGACATTACTTACTAAACAATTCCCAGCATACAAAAAAACAATAGAGATTTTAGTGAAAACATGTCCTAAACAACAACCTACCTCTGACTCTGAAGTTAAGATCCCATACCGTAACGTACAAGATGTAATCCAAACCCCACAATTAACAAATAATGACCTTAGTCAATTCAATGTAAATCAATAAGAATATGAATACTATAACAAAAAGTTTAAGGAAAAATATTAACGAAATCAAAGAAACTAAAAAAAATTTGATTATCGAACACTCTATCGTTCAGTCACGTTTAAAATTTGTACTTGAACAGAATTATAAAAGTGACCGTGAAAAGTCTATATTTCTATTATCCGAAATGATTACCCTAGAAGAACAAGGATACGACTTAAGACAATTGAATGAACAATTTGATATATTTGGATTTTTGGGTAGTTTATTTGGTGGATCTGTAAGATCACTTCCAGAAGTTATCGGCGAGTTTTTAACTGATGGAGTTGCAAAACTATTTGGTATTAATAAACAAAATTATTTTTACAATGTTATTAGAAGTGTTATTACAAGTACAAACATAGCTGAATATGGTAAACTTATTACAGATTGTAGATTTTTGACTAACAAAATATGTGATGGACTTATAGAAGCAGTTATAACACAACAACAAGCTAAAAGTGGCCTAGACACGGGCGCTGGAGGTTTCATGCTAAATGCTATAAGAAATTCTTTAATGAAAATACTAGCAGATCAAAAAGGTTCAATAATCCAAAATTTGGAAGATGTATTGTCAACTATAATTTGTGATGCGCAAGCTAAGTGGAGACAGAATATTTCAAATTTAGGTAAGAGCATGGTAGGTAAAGTTGGCACAGCTTAAAAAAAATCTTTTTTAAACGTTTCCCATACATTTTCCAAACTTCTACCCGCTATTTCAGTGAAGAACTGCGGTTCATAAGGTTGTGAATTAAGTTTCATCTTAGATTGCTCCAAACTTTTATCACCTTTTTTAACATTACAACTGAAACATGATGTAACCATATTGGTCCAAGTATTAAGACCACCCTTCGATCTTGGTATGACATGGTCTATGGTTAGACTTTTTTTAGAACCACAATAGACACATTGGTGATTATCTCTAGCGTAAATTCTGTGACGACTAATTTTAATTGGTTTTGTTCTAAATTTAACATAATTTAACAGTCTAATTATGAGAGGTCGTACAAACTCACCCGAGGTGGTTAATATTTTTTCTATATTTTCTTTTAATACTTCAGCTTTTCCTTTCAAGACGAGTTTAACACTCTTTTGAAGAGAAGTTACATTTAATGGTGTGAAATCTGAATTCAACACTAAAACTTGATTCATCGTTTGACTTTTTACTGAAAAGTATTAATTTTTAATCAAAAATCAAATCATGTCGTACTGTATTATTAAAATGGTAGAAATAAAAAATACCGATACAAATAAGAAAATTTTACCTGTTATTCTCTTAGATAGTCAAGATGAAGTTTTGGAATTTGAAAAATTAGAAGAAGCCGAAAAATTTAGAGATTTATTACAATTAAATTCCGATTCAGGTCACAAATATTTAATTAAGAAAATCTAATATGGCTCACCCAATTTTACATTCTAAATCTTCCGCAAAAAAATTCGGTGGTAAATGGGAGGATTATATTCATTTACACAATTGGTTGGATGAAACTAAATCCTGGGTCGGTCATTCAGTGCATAGGATGTTTAGACATCATAGTGAAGGGATTTTCGAAATGGAAAAAATTTTTGGAAGTTCATTTGTAAATAGTGATGAAAAAGTTGTGTATGTGAGATATGTTGGTGAACAACACGTTTTAGAAGATTGTTACAATTACATTCCAACAGCAAAAGAATGGATTGATGCTATCAAAGCGGAAAAAAAACCAATGTGGTTTATTCGAACTGCCAAACTAGAATTGGAAGATTAGATATTTATGAATATGGCAGATACAAAAAAAGGATTAACAAAACTTATTCAATGGTGGGGAACCAAATGTAATAAAGTAACAATTGAAGTTAACGAAGATTATGTTTTAGAATATACAGACACATGTGAATGTATCAAAAAAAATGGAGAAAATACTACATTACGTCATCCGTTTCAAATACAAGAGGTAATAGATTTTCTCTGCGATGATATTCGTGATTTGCGTTCTACATTAGATGATTCTATCGATGTGAATGACCCATATATCAACAGATATAACTTAAATTTTGATTTTGATTCGAATAAATTTATTGTAAATGTACAATATTCATTTAATAGTGAAGGCGAAGAAATGATAGATGTACGATCTGTAGAAGAAAATGAAAATATAATTGAAATATTTAATGATCTTGAAAGAAATGGAGCACGTGGTATATGTCAAGTTTATTTTAATGGAAGTGGTGACTCTGGATATATTGAAGACAGTTTACTTGACTCTAATGGGCGTAGATTACAAGTACCTACAGAATTGGAAAATGAATTATATGACTTTCTAGAAAATGAACATGAAGGGTGGGAAATCAATGAAGGGAGCTTTGGACAGTTTATGATTAATTTACCAAAAAAAGAAATCGAACTGCATTACACTGAAAATTTCGAAGAATATGAGGTGGCAGTTATTTATGAGTCATCAATAGATGAATTAATCGACGAAATTAACTCAAAGGATGATATTGATTGATCTGTATGTTTACAAAATCAAACTTATTTAAATATTTACTAACATGTCAGATCCAAAAAAAGCATTAACAAAACTTATTCAATGGTGGGGAACCAAATGTATTGAAGTACAAATAAATGTGGGTGAGGAGGGTCTTTTGGATTTTTCCAATAAAGATAAATGTGAATGTATTAACAAAAATGGAGAAGATACCAAATTACGTCATCCGTTTCAAATAGACAGTGTCATAAAAATTTTATGTAAAAACATTCTTGATTTAGATCAAAAAATGTATGACTCAATTGATATTGAGGATCCAAATACATCAGGGTATGAAGTATCTTTTAATTTTAAATCTAATAAATTTATAGTCGTAGGGAATTATAGTTTTTACTATCTTAACGATTCGGTCTATAAAACAAAAGATTTTAGTAAATCTTCAGATACTCTTGAAATTTTTGAAGATTACACAGAAGCAGGACATACAGGAAAATGGATAGTAACATTCGATGGTTGGGGTGATAGTGGTAACATTCAAGATGTGATGACACAAGGAGAAAAATCTATAAATGTGTCCGCAAGTCTACAGGATTTACTTTACGGAATGTTAAATAATGCAGCGTGGGGATGGGATCAAAACGAAGGAAGTACTGGTCATTTTTCGATAGATTTGGACTCAGCAAAAATTGCCTTAGAATATCGAGAAAGACAAGAAATTTTTGAAGATGAAGTAATTTACAAAACAACTATAGATGAACTAATTAACGAAATTAGTGTCTATGATGACGGTGTCAACTAACTTTAAACGATTGTAATGATCTTTCATCATCAAAATCAAACATTCTTTTTCTTTTTGTTTGATTATTTTTTCTTTGATTTTGACTTGGTTTTGAATTTTAATTAAAGAGTCCGATTTGTTTTCATTATCCTCAGTTATTAACTTAATTTTTTCCACTTTAATTTCGATTTTGTCTAATACCTCGTTGATACTGTCCAAATTTACTGTAGTAACATTTGTGTCAATTACAATTGTAGAATCAATTTCTTCTAATCTAAGTTCATAATTAGTTTTACCAAATTCTGTACAAGAGTAAGAAAATAATATTATGAGTAAAAATATTTTTTTCATTGCAAATCTTTGTCAATAACTGATAATATCCCTTGTGTTCTAGCTAAAGTGGAATCAGTCTTTCTTAATCGTTCTCTTAATTGTTCCACATCCGTACTTAATTTTTCTACATTTGTTGAGCATTCTGTAATCCTCGATTGATAATTCATTTTGTTATCGATCCATAGATATCCTACGACCAAAATCAAAATAAATTGGATGTATTTCAGAGGATCTTTAAGGTAATCTTCAAAAGATAGTGGAATTTTCATATACTTACCAATAACTATAAATATCTAAAAATTAATTTTGTGCCATATCTAAATCATAATATACCTACAATCACATGTTTTATACGAAATGAGTTTTTATTCAATCATGAAAAAGGGCATGGTGAATTTACTCTAGCTGATGTTCATTCTGTTGCATCAATTGAAAAAAGAGTCCCTTTATTTGAATCTTTTTTAGAGAATGGTGTAAATTGGACTAGAAGACCAATTCATGCATTTTGTTGGAAACAAGATGCCGAAAAACTCCCTTTAAGTGAACACATATATTGGGATTGTTTTAGTTCATACATAGACGTACAAGTAAGAGCCCGTTTGAGTGGTTTAAGAGCTGATTTAATTTCTATATCAGGTGTAAAAAGACAAGGTGTTTATCTATTCACATTGGATTGGTCATTTGAAAATAGATCTTTATTGGACACCAACTTTTCCGAAACCCCAGAACACAAATGTGGTCATTTTTTTAAAATGGATAATGGAAATTATTTCATATATCCAAACAATAGAATTATATGGATGGATAATGCTTGGACATTCAATAGGATAGACAAAAATCCAGGGTATAAAATCGATATGAATATTTATTCTATAGAAAATAAATCAAATTTCGAAACAGATTATCAATATTTTACAGAATTTTCCAAGAAATCAGATATTTAAATGAAACGAATATTCGGGAATGAATTGGATAAATATTATTACCACATTAATCACATCAACTACATCGATTATTGTGGCACTTATTGCCGCTGGTTTTTTCAGAACCTTATTTGAAAAAAATAGAGAAAAGAAAACACAAGGAAAACTTTTAAAACAAATTCAACAAGACGAAGTTGTTCATTTCACACTTAAAGAATTGAGAAGGAAATACAACGCTGATAGAATTTATATTATGCAGTTTCACAATGGAGGAATGTTTTATACACAAGCTCCGATGCAAAAAGTGTCAATAACTTTCGAAAGGTGTTCAGATGGTTTAGAAAGAATGTTCGAAAGATTCCAGAATGTATTTGTCTCACATCATACTTGGTACATATCTGAAACTATAAATATGTCTATGTTTTCTAGTAATATAGAAGAGGATGTTAGAGATTTACCGACTAGAAGTTTATTCAAGAGTTTTGGAAATTATGCACTTTGTTCAGTACCTATCTATGACCTCAATAACAATCTTATAGCGTTGTTTTCATTATCTTGGGTTTTTTCAGAGATACCAAGTGAAATACTAAACGAGGATAAATTTGATGATTTGTTCAAGAAAACTTTACTTGATGAAGCAAATTCACTAAAAACATATTTGTTGACATGATTTTGTTTCCTTTAGAAAATGAACAACCAATAAAACCTCATCATAGAGGTGAGGAACATATGGTTGATTTTCAAACACCACCAGGTAGTAATATTATAGCATCTCTAGATGGAACTGTTGTACAAGTAAAATCAAATAATGGAGACTGTGGTAATACCTTAGTAACTAGACATATCAAAGATGGAGATACCTACACTTTAGGGTATTGTCATTTATCTAGATTCAACGTTAATCAAGGTCAACAAATAAAACAAGGAGATATTTTGGGTCTCACTGGTGGACAACCTGGAACTTATGGGGCTGGAAAGAGTTCAGGGCCTCATCTTCATTTTACAGTTAAAAAAAATGGTAGTCCATACCCTGTGGAAAACTTTTTGTCGGCCGCAACAGTAGGACCTGCTAACACTGATACAAATGAACCGAAAGATAAGGAACCATCACCACCAAAAAAAGGTGAAATTACTGCTGACCCAATTGGTGCAATGTATAAAAATTATTTCAAAGCTACGACTTTTCCAACGATAGCTGCATCATTACCAGGTTTTGTTAATTCATCGATTGAAAAAAAAGAAAATCGAATTGTCGAAGAAATAAAAAGAATCAAAAAATTAATGTAAAAAAAAAGTCCGAGGTGTCTCGGACTTAGTTGATTTTTTCAAGTTAATTTTTATTCAGTAACTTGAGTGGAATCATTTACGACTGCAGTTGTATCTACAACTTCAGTAGTTTCTTCAACAACAGTTTCTTCGACAGTTGTTTCTTCGGTTGCTTCTTGACAAGAGACAAGAGCGGTGGCAATCAATGCCAAGAAAAGTAAGTTTTTCATATTTGATTTTGTTTATGATGTAAATATACACACAAAAATAAATTAATCAATAATGTGTCTAAAAAAAAATATTTTTTAAGTAGAAGTGTCTAATATTTAGGACATTCTTAATAATTTCAATAATTTAGAAAAAAATACGAAATTACAGATATTTAAGGATATGAACGATTTGAAAAGAATATTAAGAGAAAATTTAAAAAGACATATCAGAGAAACCTCGAGTAAAAAAACCTCTGAGGTACATGTCCCTGAAAATTGTTTTGGTGGTCCCAAAACTTATGCTGGTGGTTTAGTCGCACTTATTCAATTATTAATGAAAGATAATGATAGGGATGCTAAACTAGCAGTTGAAGATTTCAAACAATTTTTAAAAGGGAGTTCTAAGATCGATGGTAAAGTTGTTGTACAAATTCTTCAAAAACACGGAAAATCACAATACGTGTCTTTTGCAGGTTGTTTCTAAAAAAAAATTCCATATTGGGATATGGAATTTTGTTTGTGGAGCTAGGTGGATTCGAACCACCGTCCTGTGAATTACTTCACGAAAGGTCTACATGATTATTTAGTTATTCTTAACTAACAAATAGACGGTTCATTTAAATGAATGTCTCCGACAACTACATCAAGTTTTATTACGGAAAAACTTAATAAATCCTCCATTCCTGTTATGGTAGAAACCACACCTTTAGGACTTCTGTTGCAAGGTGTACAGTCCGTAACCCCTGGTGATTGCATCAATTAAGCTACAACCGCGACTTCGGTCTTCAAGAGTCCGATAGCCTCCATGTTTGCGAAAACATCGCCATTTGATTTTTTGAATCAGTTTTTACGAGGTTAATTCAGCCCCGTCATGCCCTTTCAGATCCGTAGAAACCAGTCGATTCCTGTTAGCCCCGAAGTAAAATAAATATACTGCAATAATTTGAAATGTCAAATTTTTGATTTATATTTGTATGTAATATGGAATACCGAAATTACGAATTATTAAAATCAATTTTATCAGTACCAACAAAAACTTATCAAGAAGACTTGATGATAGAGTTTTTGGATAAATTTCTTACTGAACAAAACATACCCCATTATATTGATGATTATGGAAATGTGTACGCCACTAAAACTTCTGAAAGATTTTCAGACCAAGTTTTTCCTTGTGTAATTGCACACACTGATACTGTTCACACGTTAGTTGACAAAATTATTGTCAAAGAATTCATAGGCAAGGACAGACAACAAAGGTCCAAAACATGTTTAAAAGGTGTTAACTCAAAAGGGATGCCGACAGGTATTGGTGGTGATGATAAATGTGGAATTTTTGGTGCTCTTACAATTTTGATGGATTTACCGCATGTTAAAGCGGCATTTTTTGTAAGTGAGGAGACAGGTTGTCACGGATCAAAAAATAGTGATCCTGAATTTTTTAAAAACGTTGGGTATACTATCCAACTTGATGCTCCCGAAAATTATATGATTTCTGAAGTGTGTAGTGGTGTAAGATTGTTCAAAAGGGATTCAGATTTTTTTCGATGTGTAGATCCGATAATTTGTGAAATGATGATTGATCCTGAATATATGTATCACCCGTATACTGATGTTTCTCAAATGGTTTTAAAGCACGGATTGGCATCAATTAATATTTCTTGTGGATATTACAATTATCATACTGCTAATGAATATATCGTGTTGGATGACCTTTATAATTCAATCGAGGTCGTTAAACGAATGATTGAATCATTAGGTTATGAAAGCTACTTAATGGAACCGAACGGAATCAGATGGTAAAAAAAAAGGGACTTAAGTCCCTTTTTTTGTTGATATTCTGATCTCTTCTTCTTTGAAGCTTAGATAATAATTTTTACCTTCTACAATATCTCCTGAGAGATATTTTTCGGAGATTAGGTCCTCGATTTTTTCTTGTATAGCCCTTTTTATTGGTCGAGCACCATAGGTTTCATCAAAACCAACTTCGGCTATGTGATCAATAACTGAGTCCTGACAAATTACATTAATTTTCAAACTTTTCAGACGGGTTGTAAGTTTAGTGACTTCGATTTTAACAATCTCTTTTACCTCTTCTTTTCCCAATGAATTGAAAACAATTACATCATCAATACGATTGAGAAATTCTGGTTGGAAATATTTTTTCATTTCAGATTTAAGAATCAATTTCTTTTTCTCCTCATCAGCGTATCGATTTGTTGTAAATCCAATTCCCGTTCCGAAATCTTGAATTTTTTTGATCCCAATATTTGAGGTCATAATAATCAGACAATTTTTGAAACTAATTTTTCTACCTAAACCATCGGTGATGTGTCCTTCATCGAGCATTTGGAGAAGTGTATGAAAAATATCTTTGTTAGCTTTCTCAATTTCATCAAATAAAACGAGTGAGTATGGTTTTGTTTTTACTTGTTCGGTAAGTTGACCTCCTTGGTCGTAACCAACATAACCTGGGGGAGCCCCAATTAACCTGGATACGGTGTGTTTTTCTTGATATTCACTCATATCAACCCTAATTAATGCATCAGAAGAACCAAAAACTTGTTCAGCAAGTTGTTTTGCTAAGTGGGTCTTTCCGACACCTGTCGCTCCTAAGAAAATGTAAGAACCAATTGGTTTGTTAGGATCTTTAAATTTAAGTCTATTCCTACGAATAGATTTCGAGATTTTTGTGACAGCTTCACTTTGACCTATCACTTTTTTAGATAACTCAGTTTCAAGATTCGATAAACTATTCTTATCGTCGAGAGTCAATCGATTTAAAGGTATTTTAGTCATATTGGAAACTACATCCAATACAACGTCAACCTCTATCGGACGTTTGTTCATCAATAGTTCCTTTTCGAATTTATTTTTTTCAATTTCTAACTTGTCCAATATCTTTTTCTCGGCATCTCTTAGATCTGCGGCTTTTTCATAGTCTTGTTTTTTAACTACGTCTAATTTTTGTTTTTTGATTTCTGCAGCCTTATTCTTGAGATTTTCAATAATTGGTGGAGATTTGATATCAATTTGTGATTTTGAACCTACTTCATCCAAGATATCAAAAGCTTTATCTGGGAATTCTCTGTCCGTAATATATCGATCTGCTAAATTTACACATAGTTCCAAAACCTCATCAGAGTAAGTCACCTTATGAAAATCTTCATATCTTGTTTTGGACTGTTTAATGATTTGAAGAGTTTCTGATTTGGAAGGTGGATCAACAACAACCTTCTGAAATCTTCTTTCGAGAGCACCATCTTTTTCAATATGTTGTCGGTATTCATCAAATGTCGTAGCTCCGATACAATGAATTTCCCCACGAGAAAGTGCGGGTTTGAAAATGTTCGAAGCGTCCATTGTCCCTGATGAATTTCCGGCACCTACCATAGTGTGGATTTCATCTATGAAGATGATAACGTCTGGGTTTTCAGCAATTTCTTCGATGATAGCTTTCATTCGTTCTTCAAATTGACCACGATACTTGGTTCCAGCCACAATTGAAGTCAGATCCAAATTTACGATTCGTTTATCCCTTAAATTTCTCGGACATTTACCTTCATGAATTTGAATTGCCAAACCTTCTACTATAGAGGTTTTACCAGCCCCTGGTTCACCAATGATTATAGCATTATTTTTTTTCCTACGAGAAAGAATTTGTGCAATTCGAGAAATCTCAACTTCTCTACCAATAACTGGGTCTAGTTTGCCTTCAGATGCGAGTTTATTCAAATCTCTACTGAAATTATCCAAGACTGGAGTTCCTCCACTTTTTTTACGAACTTCTTGTTCTTTTTCGTTGTCATCCATTGATTCGATCATGATTGTAATTTTTTTACAAATATAGTGAACTATTGTCTAAAAAACAATGATTGTCAAATTGTCATATAAAATAAACTTTATATGTCATATTGACACGTTTTACTATTTGGTATGTTATTTGTTTTTGATTGTATCAAAATAAAAATATAAAAAATAAAGTTATGAATAAAAATGTAATTATCGGTATTGATTTAGGTACCACAAACTCAGCAGTAGCAATTATTGAAGGAGGTCAACCTTTGGTGATTGCCAATTCAGAAGGTAAAAGAACTACACCATCAATTGTGGCTTTTACTGATAAAGACAGAAAAGTTGGTGACCCCGCTAAAAGACAAGCGGTTACCAATCCCGAAAAAACAATTTACTCAATTAAACGATTTGTTGGTAAAGATTTTGATAAATGTAAATCTGAAACTAAAAAAGTACCTTACAAAACAATAAAAACTTCGAATGGTTTGGTTGGTGTAAAAATTGATGATAGAACATACACCCCACAGGAGATCTCTGCGGCTATTCTACAAAAAATGAAAAAAACTGCAGAAGATTATTTGGGATATGAAGTAACAAGAGCAGTAATTACGGTCCCCGCATATTTTGGTGATCAAGAAAGAAGTGCGACGATCGAAGCTGGTGAAATTGCAGGGTTGAAGGTTGAAAGAATTATAAATGAACCAACGGCTGCAGCCTTAGCATATGGATTGGATAAAAAATCGAAAGATTCAAAAATTCTTGTGTTCGACTGTGGTGGTGGTACTCACGATGTTTCGGTATTAGAAATTGGTGATGGTATTTTCGAAGTTAAATCAACTGATGGTGATACTCATTTGGGTGGGGACGATTTTGATAATGCTATCATCAATTGGATGGTATCTGAATTTAAAGCGGAATATAATATAGATCTTACCAAGGATCCTATGGCATTGCAAAGAATCAGAGAAGCCGCGGAAAAAACAAAAATTGAACTTTCTTCCTCACCATCAAGTGAAATTAATTTACCATATATCTCTGTTAGTGATAATGTACCCATTCACTTTGTTAAATCTTTATCAAGAAGTAAATTTGAACAATTAACAAAAGATTTGGTAGATAGAACAATTGCTTGTGCAAAAAAAGCTTTGAAAAATGCAAACCTAAAACCTTCAGACATCGATGAAGTGGTTTTGGTCGGTGGATCTACTCGTATTCCTGCAATTCAAGAAGCCGTTGAAAACTTTATTGGTAAAAAAGCAAACAAATCAGTAAATCCTGACGAGGTCGTGGCTTTAGGTGCTGCCATTCAAGGAGCTGTACTTACAGGAGAAGTTAATGATGTATTGTTGTTAGATGTAGTTCCACTTTCTTTCGGTATTGAAACTATGGGTGGTGTGATGACAAAAATTATCGAGGCAAATACGACAATACCAATCAAAAAACAACAAACATTCTCAACAGCTGCGGATAATCAACCAACAGTAGATATTCACGTGTTACAAGGTGAAAGGCCAATGGCGAATGACAATCGTTCACTAGGAAGATTTTTCTTAGAAGGTATTACACCAGCTCCTAGAGGAGTACCACAAATTGAAGTTACAATAGATATTGATGTTAACGGAATTTTACATGTAACCGCAAAAGATCAGGCATCAGGTAAAGAAAATAAAATAAGAATCGAAGGTGGATCCTCACTATCCACTGAAGAGATCGAAAGAATGAAACGAGAAGCTCAAGAAAACTTGGAAAAGGATAAACAAGCTCAACAGAGAGTGGAACTATTCAATCAATGTGATTCTCAAATATTCAATACAAAGAAAAATATGGAAGAATGGAAGGACAAATTCACTAAAGAACAATCTTCAAAGTTGAATGAAACACTCAGTCATTTAGAAAATGCATATTCAGAACGGAATGAAGAGAAGTGTAAAGAATATTCAGAAAAATTGAATAAAGTTTTTACAGAGGTTTCAAATGAAATTTATTCCACGATGAAACCTGACGATGGTAATGAAATTTCAAATAACGAAGTTCAAGATATCGAATATACTGAAGTGTAAAAATAAATGTCAGTATATTTATGGAAGACCGACCCCGTGAAAGGTCGGTCTTTTAATTTTAGGAATATGGGAATTTTAAAACAAACAATCGAAGGTACCAAAATTATAAATGAAATTCAATCATCGAATTTAATTCGATCGGAATACGACACTAGTGATAGTACTTTGGTGGTTGAATTCAAAAATGGTACGAGGTATTCATATGAAAATGTACCTCATAAAGTATATGCTCAATTTAGGTTAGCAGAATCTCAAGGTAATTTTTTTAATACAAAAATTGCCAAAGTATTCAAATACAAAAAACTGATTTGAGTGAATATTTATAATGAATGGAAGGTTATCAAGAAATACTTAAGTCATTTGAAACTAGAGATATTCTCAATGGTGAAATATGGAATAATGTATTTACAGACAACCCAGTATTAAAACCTCAAATTAGAAAAGTTTTATTGAAAATAGCTTCTGAATTTCAGGGTTATTTAGGTGACGATGTTTTCGTTTCAGATGTAAGATTCACAGGATCTTTAGCAAATTTTAACTGGTCCAAATTTTCAGATATAGATTTACATGTAATTTTGGATTATGATCAATTCGAACCATCTGAAAGAGAATTGTATAAAGAACTTTTCAATTTAAAAAAAACACTTTTTAATGAAAACCACGACATAACCGTAAAAGGTTATGAAGTGGAATTATACGCTGAAGATATTTCAGAAAAACATGTGTCCTCGGGGGTATTTTCAGTCCTTTACAATGATTGGATTAATAAACCAGTTAAGAAAAAAGTATCGATTGATAAAAAGTTTTTCCTCAAAAAAGCGGACACAATGATGGATAGAATTGATAATTTAATGATTGATGTCAAAGATTTGGATATTGACACCGCACTTAAAAAGATAAAAAATTTTACAGATAAATTAAAAAAATATAGAAAGTCAGGTTTAGATAGTGGTGGTGAGTTATCTTATGAAAATATGGTTTTTAAATTTTTGAGAAGAAATGGATATTTGGATAAATTGAATACATTCAAAAATCAATTAATGGATAGGAAACTTTCATTGTAATTTACAAAAAATGAATTATTTGTCATTTTAGTATATTTATTTATAAAAAAATTATATGGCTACGGAAACACCTACTCCTACACCTACCAACACACCAACTGTTACAGTTACTCCAAGTATCACTAGTAGTGTAACACCAACACCTAGTATTACTGCAACAGTAACCTCTACTGTAACACCAACACAAACTAAGACACCAACACCTAGTATTACTGCAACAGTAACCTCTACTGTAACACCAACACAAACTAAGACACCAACACCTAGTATTACTGCAACAGTAACCTCTACTGTAACACCAACACCAACTCAGACACAAACTCCGTCTTTAAGCCCATTTGCATTGAGTGCTGGTACTGTGTATAACGAATGTCGAACTTGTTTCAGTACAACTGGTTGTACTTGTACTTCATCTACAGAACAATCGTTACCCCACCCTTATTGGTCCAACAACCAAGGAAGAGCGGTAATTCAGTTAGGACTAGTTCAATTAGGCGGAATGCACGGATTAAATTCATAATAAAATTAAAAAAATAATAAAATGGCAGATTTAAAACCGATCGGAAGTGAAAAATTAACAGGTGAATCCAAAATAAAAAGGATTTTAGAAATTTCACGATACAAAGAAAATATTCCGAGTAACATTAATGAAACTGATAGAACTGAATATAGTAAAGTTTTGTCAGATGGAAAAGAATATGAAATCGTTAAAGAAAAAATGGGATATGTCATCAAAAAAAGAGTTGATGAGTCATATGACTATATTGAACCGATGAAAAATAGAAAACACTATAGTTCATATTCCGCAGCTCTTAAGCGTCTTAACTTAATTGCAAAAGAAGTCAACAGATTAACTGAGAATCAAGAGGAAACTCCACTTTTGAACATAGGTGAACAAAAAAAATTCACTCTTAAAACTCCAAAACCACCTGCAGCACCTAATCCTGTTACATCACAACCTGTTGCCCCACAAGAAATGCCATCTGTTGATGTACAATCATCTCAGACAGGTGCAACACCACCAGATGATTTACCTCCTATGGATATGAGTCAAGACATAAGTGGTTCTGATGAACAAATGGGCGATATGGGTGATATGGGTGATATGGGTGATATGGGTGCTGAAATGCCTGATATGGGCGATGAGATGCCTAGTATGGGAGATAGAGAAGAGGTTACTTTTCGTACTGTACAAAAATTAACCGGAAAGTTGGGTCAAAAGTTAAGAATGTTGGATGATTCTGTGGGTATGACCTCCGAAGATATCAAATATGTTTTAAATTCAATATTATCGGCAGTTAATTTAGCTAAATTGGACGATGAGGATCGTGAAGATATTTTAACTAAATTCGAAGAAGATTATGACAAAGACATGATGGGTTCGGATGAAATGAACACCGACATGGAAATGGATATGGATATGGAGACAGGTGATGAAGGACAAGAAATGCCACCAATGAAAACAGAAATAGAAGATGAAACAGAGGAAGGTATGTATAGAAAGAAAATAGGTTCAATTATGGACTCTGTATTTGCTGAATCTGAGGTCGAAAAACTATTATCTCAATATTATAGAATTAATGAAAGTGAACAATTACAGAAGAAAAATAAAGACACTAATTACAAAAAAATTGCAATAAAACAAGTTAGACAATTAGCAGAGACCAAAGAACAAAGGGAAAGTGCTGAGTTTATTATACGTGAAACTAGTGGATTTAAGTTCAAAGGAAAAACAAATTTAAAAAATTTAGTTTTTGAACATGAAGACAATATTTTGAAAATTAGTTTAGATGGTGAATTTCTATGAGTTATCTTATTTATATCAACGGACTAGGACCAAACTATAAAGGGGATAATATTTACGAATTTATCTTCAGTGATGTTTTTGATGTTTGGGGTGAGAATTGGGATTCCAAACCCGCTCATGGAACTCCAACTCCTCCTGATATAAAATACATTCAAAAAGTTGGTGTACTACGTAACACCGAAGTAGTGATGGAGTTGGTACAGAACTCCGATTATATGGGAGTCATTGACGCTATGGAGGATATAATAGCTTTGGGGTGGGAAACTGATGAAAGTTGTGGTGAGAATAAAAGATTGGTATTTAAATTTGGAGAATCAGAAAAAAGTATCAACGATAAACTTTACGAAAGAGACATCGTATTAGAATTTGAAAAACAATTGTCATATGTCTAAAAAAAAATTATTAGAAAATGGATTTAGTAAACAATTTATAGATAAATTGTCACATAAATCAATTAATGTGTTATTAAAACAAATAAATAGTTTAAAAGAACAAACAAAAACTGGTTCTGTTATAGTTTCAAAAAATACAGATTCTAGTAAAATTCGTGATTTAGCTAGTAAAGGACTCAATGTAAAAATTTCTAACGAGATGAAAGAGGATGAAGAAGATCCTATGGACTTTGAAAAAGGACAAAGAACACAAGACCCTCATCAGGTTGGTCCATCTACAGATGATGGTTTTGGTAATTATGGTGATGGTATGGATGAAGGTGAGATGACGGAAAAAAAACAAACCAAAAACCCATGGGCGATATGTACCGCAACCATGGGTAAAAAATTTGGTAGTACTGAACGAAGTGATTGGTCTAAAAACCAAATGAAACAATATGAGAGATGTGTTATGGATGTCAAAAAACAAATTAAGGAAAACAAGAACCCAATAATTCCAATTTTGGAGAACATAACAAGAAATCAGATAAAAACAAATCTATTACCACAAACAGACAAAGCAACACTTATTGAGATGATTGCACAAAACCAATCTATTATCAAAAGACCCTTACACAACAACAAACAAATTGGAAAATTCAAAATGAATAAGAAATCACAAACTCCAGTGTTTTCAATTACAAAAGGAAAATTAGAAAGTGATCTTAAGGAGATAGAAACAACTGAAAACAAAATTCGTGATTTAGTACCAAATCCTGGTAAGGTTAAAATACCAGATTATTTAACATTTGATCAATTAAATATAAAATTTAAAAAATAATGTCTCACAAAAAACATATAAAAGAGGCTCCCATTGATTATGGTGGAAGACCTGAAAGGATGGATCCTGATATTCAAAGGAAAATTGAAAGAGGAGAGACTCCCGTTTCAAAACAACCTTTTTTACCAAAAACCACAGGAAACCAAACTTTTGAGGAAATTATTGCATCCGATAGATTCAAACAAGTTGTCGATAATATTAGGAGATATGCTCAAATTCCAGGACCTATTGACATAAGAAGTATTGGTAATTTACAAATGTTATTAATGGGTGCTTTGAGAGAAATCGTAAACATTGAAAGACAACACAAAGAATATCTAGAAAATTTATCTATTGAATTAGTCCGACAGGAATTAGAAATAGCACCTACAGAAATTGAGTATGAAGCTTACTTAGTGAGTCAATCAGGAATTCCTGATGAAGGATTTCAGATGGAACCTGATGAAAAAACTGAAGAAGAAATACTTCAACTTTTCAAAGATCCTGAAAATGAAGAAGAAAACCCTGTTGATGCGTTAATAAAGGCCTTGGACGAATTTAATATCGAAAGAAGTAAAAGACGTTTGATTAATATGCTTATTCAGGGTGCTGGAGCTAAAGGTCAGTATATGTTTCATTTAGTTGAAGAAAAATTAAACGCTTTAGATCCTAGATTGTTGAATTTGTATGGTACGTTAATGTCTATAAATGAATTACTTTATTGGATTTTGAATGAAAATATGTTGAATAATTTGATGGGTAGTAAGGCTGGTTCAGAAGAAATTGATACAACCTCAGACCCCCCTAAAGTAGTTGCACGGGGTGTTATATTTCCTGTTTTATTACATGAATTAGTCAAAGGAACATACGATGTCATAGGAACCTTTGGTTTACCATCAAACCCTGACCAACAAAAAGCGGTAACGGGGTATGAAGATACATTACCTGCAGAAGTTTGGGATTTAAGATTTGGTCCAATTTTTTGGGAAAAGTTAATTACCACTTACCCGAACAAAATTTTCGAACCTGGTCAAAAATTCATTCAAAATTATCTTTTTCAAAAATTTGTGATGATAAGTGCTGAGGATTTCATTAATTTGACTAAAAAGGTTTTAAGTGGAGATCCTAAGGCCAACCAAATTATTGATAGAATGGTAAATGAAATTGTGAGTAAATTAAATGAACTTGAATATCAAAGAGGTCAAGAAGATAGTGACGATGATGGTGATGATGATGGGTTGGGAGATATAAATATAGACGATCTTTTCAAA